CTAGTTCCAGATGTTCCCGGAGTTCCCGGAGTTCCTGAACCACTAGTTCCAGATGTTCCCGGAGTTCCTGGAGTTCCCGGAGTTCCTGAACCACTAGTTCCAGATGTTCCCGGAGTTCCCGGAGTTCCTGAACCACTAGTTCCAGATGTTCCCGGAGTTCCTGGAGTTCCCGGAGTTCCTGAACCACTAGTTCCAGATGTTCCCGGAGTGCCTGAACCACTAGTGCCAGATGTACCGGATGTGCCAGACGTACCAGATGTGGTTTTATTTACATGTTTTCTTGATTTTATAAAGTTCTTTAACATATTTTTTTGTTTTTATATATTAATATATAAAAATCAAATTTCATATTTTATATGAATGATAGTAAATTAAAAAAAATATTATTATGATAAAAAGAAAAGAAATAAATTATGAATTTATAATGATCCGTCAAAGAAAACTACGACATCTTTAGTGTCGTAGATGAATTTGACACCTAACCTTTTAACCTTTAAAAATGGAAAAAAGTGATATATTTTTAATTATATATACCTTAAACAGAATAAAAGTTTAGTTTAAGATGTTAAAAGCATACAAATATAGAATATATCCTAATCAGGAACAGAAGGAAATGATGGCTAAAATTTTTGGTCAGGTTAGATTTGTCTATAACCTTGGTTTAGAAACAAAAATTAGTGCTTATGTTGGTAATAAAAAACATCTTAAATGTTTTGATTTAAATAAACAAATAACTGAATTGAAAAACACAGACGCTCCTTGGTTAAAAGAAAGTCCATCTCAAGCACTTCAAATGAGTATGGCTAATTTAGATAATGCTTATACTAATTTTTTCAGAGGATTTGGTTTTCCTAAATTTAAAAATAGATATGGAAAACAATCATTTCAATTACCCCAAGGTGTGTTTTTAAGTGAAAATAAAAAACAAATTTTTTTACCTAAATTAAGATATATAGACATTGATTTACATAGAGAATTTAAAGGTGAAATTAAAACCGTAACGGTCAGCAAATCAGTAACAAACAAATATTATGTGTCTGTATTGGTTGAAAACAATATACCTAAACCTGATAAAAAACCTATAAAGATTGAAACTTCAGTTGGTTTAGATTTAGGAATAAAAGATTTTGTAATAACTTCAGATGGAATGAAATTCAAGAACCACGATTTCTTCAAATCTGCTATGAGTAAATTAAGGATTGAGCAGCGATCCTTAGTGAGAAAAGTAAAGGACTCCAACCACTACAAAAAACAAAAAATGGTTATATCATTGCTTCACGAACATATCAAAAACCAAAGACAGGACTATTTACATAAGATTAGTAAATACCTTGTTGATAATTATGATACAATTTGTATGGAGGATTTAAATGTCTCTGGTATGGTTAAAAACCACAAATTGGCGAGAGCAATTAGTGATATGGGATGGTCTGAATTTAAATCTATGATTGAATATAAATGTGATTGGTATGGAAAAAATTTAAGTGTAATAGGAAGATTTGATCCTTCATCAAAAACTTGTTCTAAATGTGGTTCAATCAATAAGGATTTGACTTTAAATGATAGAGAATGGACCTGTAAAAAATGTGGTTCTATACACGACAGGGACAACAATGCTGCTATAAATATAAGAAATTTTGGGTTGAGGAACCAACCCAGCGTCACTCAAAGTGAATGGTTACATTGTGCTTGTGTCGTAGAAACTACTACATCTTTAGTGTAGTGGTAGTTCATGAAATATATATCAATATTAATACCATTATAAGAACCAGACTATTGAAATATATATTCTTGACCGCAATTTATGCAATAATATATAGCTAATCTCATAACGTGTATTTTATTTCATTAATCCTTTTGTATTATTTTTCCATCTTTCTTCTATAAAGGAATAATTAACAAATCTATTTTCTATATTAGAAAAGGAAGCTGATTGAGTTGCTATAATTGGGTTAACTACAAGACATAAATTTTTTCTTTGAAAATAATTTGCCATAAAAACATCGAGTATATCATTGTACTCTACTTTTACTAAATTATCATATTTTTTAATAAAAAAGTCATAAGTTTTTTCATTATAACATACAGCATGACAAGCAAAAGCGTTTTTTAATATTAAAAGATTTGGTTTTGATTTTGTTACTAATTCTAATTTTTGATGAGTATTAGCCCCTAAATATAAAAGCCACCATCCTAGATTGCCAATTTGAGATAAAGATTTTTCTAAAACTTCAATTGGATTATTTATAAAATGAACATCATCTTCAAAAACAAGAACATTTTTTAAATTATTTTTTTTAGCTATTTTTATAATTTCTAAATTAGATTTTATTACACCAAGTCTACCATCTGACATTTTTATAGCTGGAAATCTTTTAACTCTATTTAATAAACCAACTTTATCAAATTCTAATTTAACTTTTTCCCATCTATCTTTTCTTTCATTTAAATTTATACAATAGATATCATCAAAGAAATCCCATATTTTATTATATTCCATAAATTAAAAATTAATTTTAATAATATATTTATTTTATTTTTAAAAGTTTTAAACACTTCACATTTAATATATAAATAAAAAAATATATTATATTATGTTTGAACAAGATTTAATTTCATATTTGAATACATTAGTTTTAACTGGAGTTTGTTTATATGCAGATTTAACTGGAATAAATGAAATTAATAGAATCGGCGAGGCTTCAATTAAAATGGTGGATCAAAATACCAATACTATTATAGAAAAACGCATATTTTTATATGAAATAAATAACGAAATTACATATAAAATTATAGGACCTTTTGAGAATAATAGAACTTCAATTTTAGTATCAGAACCCAAAAGAGAAGCTTACTCTGAAGATGAACCATTACCAACAACAGAAATAATAGATGAAGGCGAAGATAAATATATTCAAGTTAGATATGATTTTTACGAACAAATTGAGAATGAAATTAAATATTTTTATTTTAAATATATAGATATTCCAAATTCAGATAGAGATACTATAATAAATGCTTTAATTAGATCTAAATATACTCCTGAACAAGAAAATGCCATTTTAAGAAAAAAATTATATGGTATAGAAACTTTAGATTTTCTAAAATTAAATAATTGGATAAAATATTCTAAAGCTGTGGCTGATGGATTAAGTTTAAATGAAATTAAATCAGAATCGGTATATGAAATAACAATACCTCTAGATTTATGTAATTTGGGATACGATTATGGTGGTTTGGCTTTCCAGACATTAATTAAAAATATAAATTTTGAATCAGATCCTATACAAAACACTGGTAAAGCACATCCTTCTTGGATTTCAAATGAAGATATGACAATTTTAATGAGTGATCCAAGAGTATCTATAACTCAGATTTCTTTATATGATAATAATTAATTTAAATTAAAATTAAACTTATAATTGTTTTCTTTGATGGGATCTATAAATTAATTAAACTTAAATATTATAGTATAATATAATATAAAAAAAATATAATATAATTATGAAAAAAGACAATCTTGTTTTTACTATAAGTATAGGGGATTATTATCAAGAAATTTCTAAATATACTTTACCATTTTTAGAAAATTATGCTAAAAAAATAGGTGCTGATTTTTTAAATATCACTGAACATAACCCCGATTATATTACTCAAAAATGGAATAAATTTCATATTAATAAATTATTAAATGATTATAAAAGAATTATTTATTTAGACATTGATATGATTATAAGAGATGATTGCCCGAATTTATTTGAAATTGTACCTGAAAATAAATTAGGAATGTTTAATGAAGGAAGATATTCTTCTAGATATGAGTATTTAGAGCAAGCTGGAAAATATTATGGTGAAGATTTAAAAAAATGGAATGGTAAATTTTATAATTCTGGTGTTATGGTTATTTCTAGAAGACATAGCCAAATATTTAAATTACCCAAAGGAATTGATTTTGTTGAAACCGATCAACCCTATATAAATTTAAGAATTTTGAACGATGGTGTTGATATGTTTGATTTAGATTGGAAATTTAATAGAATGGACATATTAGATAAATTTTGCGGAATATCTAGATTAGATTCGTATATAGTTCATTATGCCGGTGCTCCTAAAAATATGATATTTGATGTTATGTCAAGAGATATAGAGCAATGGAAAGAAGATTCTCCAGAATATAAATATAAAAGAAATATTTTAATATCTGTTAGTGCGGGGATGGGAGATCAATTATGTTCTGAACCAGCTATTAGATACACCAAAAAATTATACCCAGATGCTAATTTTTATATTGTGTCACATTTCACTAGATTATTTGAACATCTTGATATGCCTTTATTCAATTATGAACAATGGAAGGGAATTAAAGACGCTATATTAACTTTACATACATGCCCAGATGATGATCATTCAGAACATAAACTTTCTCATGTATTGTTTCATCCAACTGATTTTGCATCAATGTCTATGATTAAAAGAAATATTCCACATAATGATAAAACTATACAATTAAAAGTTGACATCGAAGATGTTTATAATATGTTTAATTTAATTAAATCTAAAAATCTAGATCCAAATAAAAAATTAATTTTAGTCCATGCTGGTAAGTGGTGGCCTAGTAAAACTTTACCTAAAGATTGGTGGCAAATTATAGTGGATAAATTATCAGAAAAATATACAGTTGGATTAATTGGTAAATATATAGATGAAAAACAAGGATATATTGATATAGATTGTCCTAAAGATGGGATAGATTTTAGAGATATTACATCTTTGGGCGAGTTAATAGCTTTAATATCAATGTCAAAAGTTTTATTAACAAATGATTCATTTCCTTTACAAGCCGCAGGAGCTTTTGATAATTGGATTGTTGTTATACCTACATGTAAGCATCCAGATCATATTTTGCCATTTAGAAATGGAGTTCAAACATATAAAACAAAAGCTTTATATAAAAAATTATTATTAAATGATTTAGAAGTAAGGCATACCGAATTTACAACTGACACAATAGACACAATTCCTCCAGGTCATACATTATATGAATATATTCCTGATGTGGATGTAGTTATAAATGAAATTGATGATATATTTGAAAATAAATTAAAAGAAGAATAAGATTATGGTTATTTTATTTAGACATGGGGAGGGGTTAACCATCTCACGCTTTACCATTATTAATTTTGAGTAAATATTTAGGAGGTTCAATTAATAAAATTAAAGTATCAGAATATAGAATTATAAGATAATGAAAATAACAGTTAGTATAACAACTAGAGGTAGATATGAAACAACTTTACCATTAAGTTTAATGTCAATAATAAATCAATCATTATTACCATATGAAATAATTTTAGTTGATGATAATGATAATAAAGATTTTTATAATATAAAAATTTTTAAAGAAATATTAAAATTAATTAAACTTAAAGGTATTAAATTTTCATATTTTTATGGAGAATCTAAAGGACAAGTTTATGCACAACAAATAGCACTTAATAATTGTTCAACAGAATTATTATATAAAATGGATGACGATAATATTTTAGATGACAATGTTTTAGAAACACTTCATAATACCATAATAAAAAGTGATAAAATTGGAGCTGTGTCTGGTTTAATTTTAAATGATAAGGATAAAAAAAGAGAACTAAATCAAATTTCAGATTTATATAATAAAATAGATGATATATATTCAAATTTCAATATACAGATGTGTGGCATTCAATCTAAAGACATTAAAAGGGTAGAGCATATATATAGTAATTTTTTATTTAAAGTGTCTTTAATAAGAGAATACGCACTTGAATTTTATCCGTCAGGACATAGGGAAGATACAGTAGCAACTTATGAATTATATTTAAAGGGGTATGATTTATTAATAAATCCAAATTGCGTAATATGGCATTTAAATGAAAATAATGGTGGTAATAGATTACATGAAAATGATAATAATAATGAGATTTTATTTATAAATAAGTTAAAAAAATGGGGAGTCATTCCTGATAAAATAAAGGTTGTTGAAGATTTAGATACTGTATATACTATGAAAGGATTTAATAAATTTTTAATTTATAAAAAGAATTAATTTTACATGATTTATGTGAGCGGAGGCAGAAGAGGATTTTATTCTAATGTTTTATGGTATTTGAATAATTGTAATAGAGCTGAAATATTATCAGATAATATAGAATTTAATGATTTTTCAACAAATTATTGTGATGATCCATCTAAAGGTTTTTATGATTTTTTCCAAAGATATGAATTGAATAATAATTTGAAATACGATTATGATATCAATATTAAAGACATTGAAAATATAAGATATTTTAAAAACACAGAAATTTGCGGTTTTATTTTAGACTTTGATATTAGAAAATATATTAATTTTTTAATTTATAAATATTTAAAAATTAATGAAAATATTAAAAATAAAATAAATTTAAATTTAAAAAATTTTAAAGATAAAAAAGTTCTTGGAGTTCATATAAGGCAAACAGATTTATATCGATCTCACATAGACAATAAATTAGATAAACCATTAAAAATTCAAGATTATTTAAAAGAAATTGAAAATAATATTTCTAATTATGATATGTTATATTTAATGTCAGATAATTA